GAAGAACCTGAATAGACGTGACCTGTCTTCAGGTGAGTTTTATCTGCACCAAACAGATGTTCGCCATGCTCTTTGTGAAACGCATCGTGTACTTTACTCAGCGCTGTGTGAACATCTGTTCTGCGCACTGCTCTGGTATCATGTTGGATTGGAAATGGAGCAGCAGAAGTTTCTTGCCCCTTTGGTCCAACTTTGATATTTCCACCCTCGTTTAGAAAGAACTTAAAACTTTTCATTATTTTTTCCAAACGATAGAGTAGAAGAAGATTTCGCTTCTTTGAATTTTGGATTGATTGCCTTGAAGCGAGTCGCCTCTGGGTTAGCAGGTGATGGGTGAACAACCAATCCTTCAGTACCAGATCCAAATTTGTTCTTGATTTTCTTTTCGCCAAGATGCGCAGAAACCTTAGCACTAACACGCTTTTTGATGTTATTAAACTTTTCAATCTCAGCGAGTTTTGCTTGTTTGTTCTTAGGAACTGTTCTGGTATTGATCAACTCATGATTGAGTTTATGGAAATCTGCTACTTCATCTTTGACATCGACATGCGATGGCGTGTGCTTAATAATATCATGATCGAATTTTATATTATCATCCGACAAATTGTTCTTAAAGTGTTCAGGATCGTGTTGCTGATTCGTCGGCATCTTAGAGTGAATGATAAATGAACCTTGCTTACCCATTCCCTTCGTGGAATAGGAAGTATGAACAAACTTCACTTCATCTTTCTTATCTCCAGGACGAGCGAGCGAGCGATTAAATGCTTCGCCGCTGACAGCAACTTCGCCATGCTTCTCATAATGTTTTGCCAGATGATTCTGCAGTGCGCTGTTTGAGTGTAGAGCATCGTGGAACTTAGACATTGCTGTTGGACCAGTAGGATCATATTCCTTACCAGTCTCAGATGCTCTGCGTTTTGCTCGTTCAATATGTCCTGCACCAGTTCTAATTCGATCGCTACCAGAACCTGAGTGTTGTGTGTAGAATCCATTTTCGTCATGCCCAAACTTAAACGTTTGACCATCGGTCTTTTCAGTTACATGATGGATGTGGACTTTACCGCCTTGAGTAGTTTTCTCAAACTCATGCGTAGACAGCGACGGAGTTTGTCCACCTGCAGGTGTCGGTGAGGAATGCAGGTGTGGGAGACCCTGTCGGATAGATGCTTCAGAGAGATATTGGGTAAATGATAACATGGGATTCCTGTTCAAAGTATCTCTCTATTTATAATAAAAATGCCTACGTTACTCCGACTTTTACTATGTTTTCTCGCTAAGAGAATGTGTTTACTACGGGTACACCGTTGGTAATCGGTAGGCAATCACCGTTAGTATTTATTAAAACACTTTTTTCCAAGGGAAGTTTATACGAGATGGAACTCTTTCTATTGTATTTGGATCAAATTTTCTTGTATAGAATATCATCTTCTCATCATCATATACTGGGATGGTAGCAGTATCATCAATGACCCCCTTTCTACCACCACGACGACAAGTAAGAACCACCCAGTCAAGATTTACTTTTTCACTTATATCGGCAAGTCTGCCTAAGAATTCTCGGTCACCAAAATGAAATGGAACCCACGATTCATCATAACCCTCAGATTCCACAAACAGTTTCTTTGAGATAACAAACTGATTGAGTGCAACATAGGGATCACCGCGACCTTTGTAGCGAGCATTAATCTCATACAATTTCAGAGGATCAAGTTCTTCTGTTTGCAATCTGCGCAGTTCAGAGGGTTGGATTGTATAATCAATATCAAGGAACAACAACCACTCAGTATTAGCAAGCATGGCACCAAGATTGCGGCAACCATGACTGTTGAATCCAATATCCTTGGTGACTTTATATACTGAGAGATCTATGTTGTCTGAAAATGTAACACCCCGAAAGACTTCCTCGGCGGGAACCTCTTGGGATCCATCGTCGATTAGGATAATCTTGATCGGGGTGTTGTAAACGTTCCATCTCTCGATTTGTGTCTCGAGAAGTGTTCGGTCGTTATAGTAAGTATGGATTATTGTGAATTGGTTCATCCAACGATCTGTTGGAGTTCCGCACTTGCATCAATTTCGGTTAGATCGATGGCGGGAAATTCAACCTGCTCAGTTAGACTATACTGAAGATACTCATTATGAGTAAGATTCTGATCCAGATACAGTTGCCACCCCGAGAGAGTTTCGTGGAACTGCTTAGTATGAGTTTCGATAAGGTGGCGTTTTGATTCACATGCCTTGCCGAGTTCTTCGAGAGTTGGTTCAGCGGTGAACCGAGCAATGACATATTCCTTGGCACCAACTGTTTTCCAAAGTGGCATATCATCAGTCGCAGAGTTTGCCCAGAGGGAGGTCGTTACAACCAACTTGAGATTTAGTTCTTCATTAGTTACTTCAGTCATATTCATTCCTTAAAAAATGGTGATACCAGTAGGATTCGAACCTACGACCTAGAGCTTAGAAGGCTCTTGCTCTATCCAGCTGAGCTATGGCACCAATGGGTATTTAGGCACGGATTTTATATTCACGAAACAAAACTGACTTCGCAAAATCTTCCTCGAAATTAGGATGACGTTCAGCGTAGGCAATTTTTCGCTCGGCGATTGGAACTTCTTTCAGAGCCTGACACTTCTCGTTACGATCATCAGAACGTTGAGCGATCAGGTTCAAAATAAAAAGATTATATTGGTGACCAACCCAAGCGCCATTGGCATTAAATTTATTATAATTAAAAACACCCTTACCGATTTTAGCATTACCGTCATCGTAAAAAATAGCCATGTTCAATTTCCTTTCATTGAGTATTACTTATACCGCACTTGAAAGGAAAAGTCAAGTGTTTTTTATCGAACATCTACCTTTTCTGGAAAGTCAAACCAACCAGTAGCGATATACTTATTTCCGACAAGATCACGTGCTGCGCGATGAGAATGAGTATATGCTGCTGGCCAAATAAGCAAAGTTCCTGCCTCTGGTTTAATTGCTAGGTCTTGGTATTTAAACTCGGTCTTGCCACCTTCATCCACAGTGTTTAGATATAACATCCAGACACCAAACCTACCTCTGTGTTTCCCAGAACCCTGTTCAGAATGCCATACATGAAACCCTCCACCAGTTTCTGATTTCTGAAATTTCCATCCAGGATTGAAGACTTCTAAGAATGCTCGACCAGCAGCGCCATACTGCTTGTTGTACTGTCTCCAACCAGCATGGACTGCATCAATAACAGAATCTTCGGATGATTTCAAAGAACCATATCTACCAGTAAAGATGTTCCAGTCTGTTCTGGATGCATCATCTGATAAAATGCAGGAATCACCTGGATCTGGACGAAAGATGATATCGTCCATTCTGTCACAGACTTGCTGACACTTTTCGATGCTTAGAGCATTAGGGTATGATTCGATAAAATTCATTAGAAGTTAAACTTTGACATGTCTCGTTGACGTTGACCGATTGTGGTTTTCTCGAACACTGGTAGATCGTCTTGACCTGAATCCATAATTCCCTTTTGGGCAGATTCTTCTAAATCATACAGACGCATCTTACCACGATCGATACCAACCATGAACCTCTTATTTAGTCCTGGATCATTGTAGCGATTTTTCAACTGCTTGACCATTAGTTGCCCCATTTTCTCGAGTTCTTCAGTAGAGATGAGAGCAAACATCAAGTCGGCAGTTGCTGGCAGACCGAAAGACTCAGAAGTATCAGTAATATCGACATCACTGTTAGCATAACCACCACGAGTTGTTTGAGTGGCAGACATAATAGGAAGATCAAACTCGACCGCAAACCCACGAAGTTCTTCAGCAATCGCTTTCACATATGTGTATGAGTTTACACCTGCTCCTGGCTTGAACCTACTCGACGCACAGATGTTAAGATAATCGACGAACACAATATCTGGAGCAAAGTTGCGCTTCAACATCAACTCATTTAGTAGTGCCTTGAAATGTCCAACGTGCGCACTGGCAGTGGGATATTCCTTAACAATCAACTTACCCTCAGTTTTATTTCGAATTTTCTCGATACGATTGTCGAACATAGACTTAGAAAGATCCTTCAACTCACCAATGTTTACATTCATCATGTTTGCATCGATACGTTCAGCAATCTTTTCTTCACTCATTTCTAGAGTGATATAAAGAACATTCTTACCCTGTGCCAATGCTCCTGCTGCCATATGACACATAAACAAAGACTTACCAACACCAGTACCAGCGAGTGCGATATTCAGAGTCTTATTGGGAAGTCCACCATCAGTAATCTTATTAAACATTTCAAGATCGAATGGCAGTTTATTTTCTTTGCGATGATAGAATTCGAATCGAGCATCAGAATTGAGAAGATAATCGTGACCAACGTTATTATCGAAACAAATCCCGAGTGCTTCCTGTAGAATGGAAGGGATACCATCCTGAGAATGCTCTTTGTCTCCGCCATCAATAATCTGAATAGACTTCATGATTGCATTATAGACTGCTTTGTCCTTACAGAACTTCTCAGTTTCCTCGAGCAACCAACTAGAATTAACTTCAAGATCTGAATCCATTTGAGTCAATTTCTCGTTTAGATTCTTAAACTCATTTTCATTTACAGTAGTATCATTTTGTGCGGCAATCTCAATCGCCTCAATAGTTGGGAGAGAATTATACTTGACAATGAACGCATTCATGTAGTTGAACAGTTTACGTTCAGAACTATCATGGAAATATTCATCACGCAAGAAAGGAATAATCTTGCGAGTATAATCTTCGTCCGAGAACATTTTACTTAGAATTATTGTCTCAATCTTCTTCAACAATGTTTATATCCTCAAAATCAGGGTCATATTCAGCGCAAATCTTTTCACAGCATGGTTCACAAACGTATGTCTCGAAAGGAATACCATTTTCTTCACCATGCAAACAGAGTGCGGGATCGTTTTTTATATCGATCCCGCATCCACAAGAGTTACAGGTTTTCGTAGTCTTCCGAAATATCTTCGTCAGAAATGTCCACATTTTCATTCTCCATCATTTGTCCACCTGCCATACGATAGCGACCTTCAATCCAATCAGCGAATGTCTTATCAGTAAGGACTGGCAACCAGAATTCCTTGTTATATGTATCATTCAGGCGATACTTCTTTTCTTCATCAACTCGCTGATACCAACCATTACTAGGTTTAACCACGTGACCAGACTCAAGCGCCATGTCAAGTAGACCAGACCACTTACTGATACCACCTTCAAAGGTAACTTCAATTGGGATCTTTGACTTCTCACGAACGTAACGAGACTTCTCAACGTTGATGATAAAGTTGTAACCAACAACCTCAGTTCCAGTCTTTTCCTGCTGACGACCGATGATGAAGATGTTATCAGCGGAGTAGTAGATGCCCGTACCACCAGAGACGATTGCCTTGGGGAACATACCAATTTCCATATAAGTGTGATTGACCACGACCATAGGAATATCCTTGATGGTAAGATGTGGAGTAATCATACGGAACAGCGACTTCATCTGCTTAGCACGAGTCATATCTGCAACCGACTTACCATCTAGGGCATCATCAACTTCTTTCTTAGAAGCAAGGTTACCAACCGAGTCAACAACAATCATGACACGATCCTTGCGTTCAAGTTCATTGACTTGCTTCATGATATCATGCTTCAACTGCTCAATGTCAGTAATAGGAGTATGAATAACCTTGTTGGTATCAATACCAAAGTTCTCAAAGTAGGACTGCGGAGCACCAAACTCCGAGTCATAAAACAAGACAACACCATCGTCATACTTATCCAAGAAACTCTTGACTAGCATCATCGCGAATGCAGTCTTAAAGTGCTTCGATGGACCAGCGAAGATGGTCAATCCTGGCGTTAGACCACCGTCCAACTTACCCGAAAGCGCAACGTTCAGCGCAGGAACTGCAGTCTGAATTAGATCCTTCGTACTAAACAACTTACTCTCAGAGAGAACATTAGTCTCTTTGATAGTGCTGTTCTTTTTAATTCTATCAATCAAATCGCTCATGTAAATAAATCCTCCAGTGATGCGGTTACTTCGGTCTTCCAACCAAGACCTTCGATAATTTGTTTAATTGGTTCCAAGAAACTCTTCTCGAACATTGTATTATAATCTATATACCTATCTAAGTCAAGCTCTTTTGGAATCTTTCCAATAAAAGCAATGCAATTTTCTCGAATATGATTCGGTTCTTTCAAGTAGAGAAACTTAATCTTTTCTCCCTCTTGAATGAGTTCATATTTCTTATCTAGTTTATTCTTACGCAAAAGGTGGTTATACATTAACGCACCTCGAACATGCATAGGTGTTCCCTTGGCATAAATGTCTGCACCAGAAGTATACTTCATAAGACCATTCACACCACGAGGAAATGCAATTTGTTCTGGTTCAAACTTATTGAACAACATGCGAGTGTGCGCAATAAAACCCTGAAGAGTTTTCTCGTCGGTGGTCAGTGCTAGTCTTACTGCTTCTTTGAGACTTTCACGAACAGGTGCTGGAGTCGAGGAACGAACGATTTCGAGACCCATGACTTTGAGTTTTGGATCTTTGTATCGGACGCCTTCGTTATCGTATACATTGAGTGCATACCTTTTCTTCGCAACCCAGAGACCACGTTCTGCGATTGCCTCGCGTTTGAATATAATTTTCTTTTGAAATGCGTTCGTGTAGTCCGCAAGTTGATCGCAACTTTGGTTGATTGCCTCTGTGATTTTCTCTTCGCAGATTTTATCGAGAACGTCAATGAGTTTATCGCGTGATAGATTGCCATAATACTTACGAACAAGAGGGTCCAAGGAAATATAACAAGAATCAGTATCACTGTAGAAAGAGTAGTTGTGTCCATTTGTTCCTACGACCTTATTGAGATAAACATCAAGTGCTGTGCCGACTTTCTGAATGATATACTGACCAGTCATAGTGATACCCTCGGCAATACGAGCATCATAGTATCGGAAATATTCATTTGCCAACGCACCGAACAGTGAGTTCAACTGAATCTTTCTTGCCATCTGAAAGTTATTATACTTTGAGATGTCATTCTTAAGTCGAGAATCTTTAGTGATTTCATATTCTTTTTCGGCAGCAATCATCAGTTTCTTATAACGCTGTCGGTCATCGAAGAACTTCTGAACAATCTCGGGAAACTTACCCTGCTTTTCTCGAATATAACAATAACCATTTGCAGTCATGGTGCAATCGTTAGTCTGTAGATCACCAAGATCATACTTACCCTCTAACAATCCGTTGACTGTCGTGTCTTTCACATGACCCTCGACGAATGTTTCGGGCGACTGATTATACTGCATAATGATTGACGGATACAACGAGGTCGCATCGAATGAAACAACCCAGTCGTACTGTCCAGGTTTTGGTTCCTGAACAAACGCACCTTCAATCTGTCGACCGCGACTCTCTTTCTTCTGAGGGATCTGGATATTCTGATTGTGAAGGTGATTATAGATGATACAATCCCAAGTGCGAACCTGAGAGAATACATCATTGAAGTTGCACTTAGCATCGTATGCCATCGTCAAAATCAATTCAACCAACTTCATCTTGTGCTCGAGAGCATCAACGATCTCAACATCTCGAATGTTATACTCTACGAACTTCTGCCAGTCCTTGGTGTAGAATTCTCGGAAAGAGTCATATGGATTTTCCATCTTCTTAAGACCAAGTTCCACCTCACCAATGTAATCAAGTTTATAACTTTCCCGACGAACATAGGTAAACTTCTTATAGAGATCGATGTAATCAATGATAGCGACACCAGTGATGTCATACGAGACATGCTCACGACCCATGATTGTTACGTTCTTGCGACGCACAAGTCCCCATGGAGAGAACTTCTTCTTCATGGTTGTATCATCCTCAGAGCAGAACAACCGTTCAACTCGAGAGATTAGATATGCAATATCGAAAAGGTCGCAGTTCCAACCTGTAATAATGTCAGGATAATTCTCAGTGTAGAAACGAACGAACGTCTGTAGAAGATCTCGCTCATTATCGCAGTTGACATACAAGAACTTGTTGCCTTGGGCACGAAGATTCTCGACTTCCTCGCACTTATCATTAAACTCGCCACAACCGAATGTGATAATCTGACGAGTGATAAGATTCTTAACAGTGATCAGGAGAACTTCTTCGATCGGATTTTGAACATTAGGAAACCCGTGCTCTGAAGAAGTTTCAATATCGATAGTCTGAATGTTTAACTGAGTAATATCCCACTGGATTTCTCCAGGATATGTATGGGTAATATATTGATACCCATAATTAGTTTGACCATAGATCGGGAAGTTCTCTACTTGACCATATGTCTGGACAAATTCTTTTGCTTCATTGTTATTGGCAAATTCTACAGGTTGTAAGTCCTCTCCGTATAGAGACTTAAACTTACTGGGTTCTTTTGACTTCACATATAAAGTCGGGGAGAACTCTGCCCTCGTAGTAAAACGCACACCATTATGTACTCCACGGACTAAAACCTTGGAACCATACTGGTGTGCGCATGTATAAAATTTCATGTAAATCCCTCATTATCAAATACTACTATACTATAAAACATAACAAAAGTAAAGGGATTATTATTTCTTTCTTCTTGATAATAGTAATTCTAAATCCATATCCTTTGTACCCCCATCATACGCAAGAGCATATCCCTCATCAATCATCTGGTTATTCAATGAAGTCTCTTGACCGTTGATGAATAGATGACCAATGATACGACCATATTTCTCTGTACTATCTGGTAACTCAGTTTTGATCAGAATATCTTTAGCATTTGCAAGAGTTTTCTTCATCCACTCTTTAGACTCAAGTCCCAATGCTTTTTCTTTGAGATTTGTTGTTCGACTTTCTGGAGTATCAATACCTGCAAGACG